AGATGTGATAAATCCAGTAGAAATAGTATCAAAACTATTAACTGATGTAACATTTATATTGTAAATTTGATCTACTGAAAAAATTTCAGATGATAAAGATGATACTACCTCTGAACAAGCAAGGTCCCCTGGCGCATAATCCATCACTAATTGAATAAGTTTTTGTTTCATTATATAGTTCCATATAAAAATTAAAGTAATTGTTTAGATAGTTTTATGACTTTGCTTGCATAGCGTTTTCCAGCTTTACAACTAACTTTTCCACAGTTATATACAGTCAATGCTTTATATATATCACCATGTTGTTCTAGTTCTTCTGAAAGTATTTGTGCGCCACAGTTTAAATTGTTTATTGCATCAAACAACTCATCTGGATGAGACAAGCCACATCTCTTTGTATTAAATGGCATTATTTGTGCAATTCCTCTTGCTCCAGCAGAAGAAACTGCAAGTGGATCTATGTCAGACTCTACTCTAATTAATGCTCTAAAAAGATTGGAATCTAAACCATATGATATAGCTATTCTTTCCGCTTCTCTATCAAGAACATCTTTAGACGGCTGATGCGTATTAGAGCCGTAGAATCTAGCGATTTTGTATTTCATACTATTAGTAGTAACAGAAAAGTCTTTATCAACTTTAATACTGTTTGCTATAAAAAGTATTAAGGCAACGAGAGCTATAAGAAAAACACCCTCGTTGCCAGATTTACTGCCACTCATTATCTATTTCGGATAGTAGCAATAGTTCTTGTTGGATCTATTCCCATAACTTCTGTCTGAAACAGAATTAAGCTAGTGATTAATCCAACTGCGAAACAAACGTGAATCAAAGTAGTCAAGATTCCTGGAATTGTAAACAAGTCTTCTTTTACTTTTTTAAGCATGTTTTTCTCCTGTTTTTTGTTTTTGCTCATCTACTTCAAATCATGTTGAATAGAAGAACCACTACAATCTTCCCAAAGATAACACTTCAAAGGAACACTATAAGTTCTTTGTGATTCTTGTCGCTCATCAACACGATATACGCCAAGTTTAGCTCCGACTTCCATACCAGTACATCCTGCCACAAAACCACAAACAACAAGACATACAACGATTAACCTTTTAGTAGCAATTTTCATTTTTTTCTCCATAGTTTGTTTATCAACTAAGTTATAGTAATATTATACAACACAAAAAATACAATGTCAAACAAATAATTACAGATCGGCAAAACTAGCTGTCTTTTTTGCTTTCCACTGTATAGCATCTAATATGTACTTTAACGGATCTAAGAATGACTTCTCAAACTGTGTTTCATAGTTAATATACTTGTGTAAATTCAACTCTTTAGGTAGAACATCTAATACACTTATAACACTGTCTCTAGCTGGGTTAGGCTCTCTCAAGTATATAAACTTTATTTTATCTCCGTCTTGAATTGACTCATATCTTTTTGTCAAATCGTGTTCTACTAACAGTCTATTATATATTATTGCACCTTTAGTGTGAGCTGGAGTGCCAGACTTGTATATTGTAGTATAGTCTGAATACTTAGATATTCCATTACACCCTCTAGGAAATGCAATATCTTCTGGATTGAGAGTCTCAAACTCTTCTCTGAAGATTTTTACAAACTTCTGTAAGTCCAGCTCTGTACCATTTAGCATTATCTTTATCGCTTCAGAAATCTTAGATCTACAAACTTCTGGCGTTGAGGATTTTATAGCTTCAATTCCTTGAATCTTTAGTAGAGATGGCTCATATCTAACACCTTCATTATCATACACGTTCAATATGTATCTCTTCTTGGCTGTCCATATTCCTCTATCTGCTATAGCTTCTCTCTTCATCTGCATCTTTTGACTTCTACAGTTAAGATACTGTTTAAGTCTTTTGCAACTTTCATCAATAACAGATTGAATCTTATCTTCACAAAATTTGTCCAGTGCTGAGACTATCTTTTGCTTTTCAACTAAAGAAGAGTTTGGATAAATCTTATCAACCAAGTTCTCTAAGCATACATAAATTGAATCTGTATCTATGTAAAACACATACTCGATGCTATCAGTTTTTAACAATCTGTTCAGATAAAAGTTTACATCTTTTGCTATCCATTGAATAACTAATTGTCCAGATAAAGTAACAGCTTCAGCTAATCGAATATCATAAAATCGAAAATACTGATTGCCCATCGCACCATAAGCGGAGTTTAACTGAATCTTCTTCGTTAGCTGAAAGTTATGATATTTGGATATATCAAAAGTTAGCTTTGTAGCATACGTCTCCAGTTCTTGATCACTCATGGTAGTCAAATCAATCGTCATTTTACCCCTAGGTTTTTGCGTTTATGGATTCTATAATACTATGAATAATAAAATTAGTCAATACTAAAAATGATAATTAGTCTGTAACTGTTTTACCGAAATTTTTACTACTTTCTTATATTAGACTCCATTTGATATGTATTTGAAACTTCCACATATTGGACCTTTCTTTGAAATTCATCAACATGCCTTGCGCCAGCATATGTAAATGCAGATCGTAATCCACCAGTAAGTTCATCAATAACTTTTTGTGCCGAACCTGTGACTGGAGCCCAAAAGGCCTCACCTTCAGCTACGGTTCCTTCTTTTAAACCGCCCTTAAAATCTTCTTGAAAATCTTTTGATGCTTGTCCACGATATTTTGCCAAGAAAGGCTCAGCAGATAGTTCAGAACCTTTCTTTTCGGCCGCACTCTCTACAGTTAAGGCGAATATCTTTCCCATCATAACAGTAGTTGCCCCTGCGGCGAGAGCTTTTGCAATATCAGCGGAACCTCTAATACCACCATCAGCGATAATAGGCACTCCATATTTTTTTGCTTCATAGGCGCAGTTTTCTATTGCAGTAAATTGAGGAACGCCAAAGCCAGTAACCATTCTAGTTGTGCAAGCGGCTCCAGGACCGATTCCAACTTTAACTGCATCAGCACCAGCATTTACCAAATCAATATATCCTCCAGCGGTACAAACATTACCAGCAATAATTTCAAACTTATATTTTGATTTCAAATGTCTAACAAGATCTAACATTCTACTATCATGACCGTGTGCAATATCAATACACACACCACGAACGCCAGACTTGCTATAATGCTCTAAAAGACTTTCTTGTTCATTCATGCCAATGGACATATAACAGTATTCATTGAATTCTTCTGCTATTGAAATTAATTCATCTTGTTTTGCAAATCTGTGAAAGATCGGAAATGTTCCGTTGTTCAGTAATATATTTGCCAGATCTCTTCCAATAACAGTATCCATGTTAGCGGCAATAATAGGAATTTTAATTTTTGTTTTTGCTGTAAGCCAAGTTGACAGAGAAGGCTCTGTTCTTGAGGGAACATTGTTAAATTGGGGCACCAAGGCAACATCATCAAATGTTAATGCTTTCTTCATATAATATTCCTATAGTTTAGGGTTTATTTACAATCCACGCTTATGCAATTCTTCTTTTACTCTCTCTAGCTCTTTTTTAGCCGCTATCATTTTGTTCTTATACATCTTTCTATCTTCATACATTCTCATGAGAATGTCTGGAAGAAAACCAATCTTTTCATTAGAGAAACATTGTCCATTTGCGGCATAGCTTACATTAGAATCAGAAAATCTCTTTGTATCTACACTTTCACTCAACAGAGACTCAACTCTTGTTGATGAGTACATATCTGGAAGCAAACATTCTGGAGATATGTTCCATTGTGCTATAATGTTGGGATACAGACTATTCAAATCAAAAGATACTACCCAGTTCTTTGAACATGCTTCGACATCTTTAACATATGCTCCAGCATATTCTGTACTCTTCTCGCCTTTAGTCATTTTAGGAACAACAATATTCTTTTTTCGCAAATCATTAAATATAATAGTGTCCCAAAGTCGCACTTGTGCAAAAACATCAGTAAAGTTCACTTTAGCATCGTATGCTAGAGCAATTACCATTTCTATTAGTTTTAACTTCTTCTCAAGTCTGGAAACAAGCTCAACATCTTTGATGTTATATTCCATAAAAAGTTGAAAATTATTTTTGTATAGATTGTGCAAGTTTCCATACTCTTCATAAGAGATCTTCTTTTCGCCAAGCTCAACATAAGATATATAATTTAACTTGTTACTCTCTTTCTTTGGCTGATAGCGAATATAGAGATCCATGTAATCAAGAACAGATATTCCAGCAAGTTCTATTTGCTCTTGCGTTTTGTTTAAATAGTAGACATCTTTTTTGCTTGCTATCTTCCATGGCGATAATTTCTTGGCTTCACTCTCACCAAGAACTCTTTCGATTCTATTATACAAATATGGAATATCATAAAACTGTATGTTCCATCCAGTTATGATGTCTGGAGATATATGACTCCAATGCTCTAAGAATTTTCGCAAAAGTCCCGCTTCATTCTCACACTTGATATACTTAACAGATGGATTATCAGTAACGAAATCTCCACAACCAAAAGATAGATATGTTCCGTTTACATCTATGGTTATGGCAATAACTTCTTCAAAAGGATTGTCAGGCTTTGCGAAACCAACTTCAGATGCAACTTCAATATCTATGTTTGCCACTACGATGTCTCTAATATCGTAATCAATTAGATCTTTGAAATTATCAGATATGAACGCATAATGAAACTTTACATTTCCATAATATGTAAAATTATCAACGCTATCGTATCTTCTAATAAAGTCTCTAGCTTCGCTCACAGTAGAGAATGTTATCTTATCAACATTTTTTCCATCTAGAGTTTTCCACTTAGTGGGAACTTTAGAGTCAACAAACAAAGAAGGCGAGTAGGGAATCTTATGTAAGACTCTCTCGCCATTCTCGGTTCCTCTGTAAAATATGTGATCGCGGATAAGAAAGAAGTTTGTGTATTGTTTGCTCATAGCTAATATAATACAGAATAAATCTTATTATGTCAAACTATATCTGAACTTTTAGCTAATACAATTCCACTTCCAAATATTGAGTTATACTTGTTTACAATATCGACTATAGGCTCATATTCACTGGAAACATGAACTTTATTAAATGTCACTTCCTTATCATTAGAAAAGGGGGCGTAAGGAACGAAAAATACAGTTGGTCTTTCAGAGTCACTTCTTCCAGGTGCTTGCTGAAGAGAAACTGGATTTTCAATAACTATTTGCTCATTGGCTTCGGATACCACTTTTCCCAAAATCTCCTCGCCATTTATCATTCTATATATTTTTATCACTTTATACTTCCTTTAGAAACAAATTCATTTCAGATTCTCTTCGTCTAACTAGACCAGGCAAAACTTTTCCGCCAGCTTTGTTCCATCGCAAAAATTCCTTTGATGCTCCATCAAAATCTTCGCCATTCAGTTTTCGTAGAAGTGTCGATTTTTTAAATGCTCCCAATCCAATATTGTATACAAAACATACTAAAGCATCAAATTGATTTTGATTCAAATCAACTTTCACTAGAGAATTGATTCCATTTTCAAAATCATATAGATCAGCATCTAAAAAAACATTAGCTTCATCTAGTGTTATTTTCATGCCTTCTGGAACTGGCTTTCCATTTATCACAGTCGTTCCAAAGCCTATCGTATTAACTCCAGCAGGACAGACATATGCATGAGATCTAAATCCCTCATACTTTTTTATTAGATTCTTTCCTTCTTTACCTGTTTTCATTTTACTATTTCCCCGTAGAACCAAAGCCACCATTTCTAGAACTCTTCTGAGAAGGCTCATCATAAGTCTCCTCTATTGAGCATCTCAAATCTGATATTAACTCTGCTTGACATATTCTATCTCCATGCTTTATTTTTTGCTCAATGCAAGATGCGTTATAGATTGAAACAAAAACTTCTCCAAAATAATCTTCATCAATAACACCCTGACAATTTGATAACATAAGACCATTCTTGAATGAAAGTCCAGAGCGAGGATGTAGTCTGACTGAACAATTTATGGGTATTTGAAACTTTAGTCCAGTTGGAATCAAACTTCTGCTATTTGCAGGCAATATAATCTCAAAATCTTCACTAACTGAAAGCTCATCAAAAATTTCAGTATTTCCATGAGCCTCTTGAGGAAAAAAAGATTTTACTTTAGCAAATTCTTTATCTTTGACTAAACAAGCATGAATGTCAAAACATGAAGAGTATTCGGTCGAATACTGAGGAATAATAGCTTCGGGAAAGCACTTATACACATTTAATTTATTTGTCATAATATATACACCAATTTTACATTACAATATTAAAAACTATCGCCGATTTCTCGAATTTCCTATGCTGTATTTTGCTTGCAAGTTCCAGTTTACTTTATCTTTATATGAGACTATCTGTATAAAAGATATGGGACATCTAGGAGACTCACACTTAGATTTATCTACAACATTTATCAAATTCCACTCAGATAATACATTAATTATAGTATTTCGTCTAGCAATATCATCTTCTGTAAAATCAGTTTGCTTGCCATCTAGCTTAAAAAGTTCTTTAAAGTGAACTATGTAATACCTACTAGCCTTTGTATCTCTGTCTCTCTTGTGCAAAATATGACAAGACTGATACAAAGTATTATCTTTTTTTGAAGATACACCTATTCTAGTAAGAGTTTCTCTAACTTTTAAAAAATCATCTGCTGTAGGCAAAGTAATCTCTACAAGCTCATCAATAATACTCATTTGCTGAAAATCCATTTCATTAAAAATTACTCTTTATATTTAGCAAATTGAAAATTGACTTTCTTTTAGTCTTCTTTTTTAGAGTGTTATTAATATCTTTAACTATAGAGATGCAATCTTTTATGTTTCTGTTATTATCCTCAATTAAAATCTCAATTTGCTTTAAGGTCCGTCTAAGTTCATTAATATGCTTCTCATCATCGCTTTGCATTTTTGCCACCCTTGTTTAGCTTATCTTTCATATATGAAATATCATCTTCTGAAAATAAGTTCAACATTTCTTTAGCTTTCTTTTCACTGCATGAATGATACTCAGAGATAAGATCTATCAAGTCTTGTTTATGATGTTTAATATACTTAAAAAATCTCTTCTGCTTCTTTATTGCATAAAAGTGATAGTCATACTGCATGTCTTTGGGAAGATGAGAATTACAATTCATCTCTTGAGCATACATTATAGTCTCAATGTTCATTGATAGCCAGCGATTAATCATGTAAGAGTTATACTGAGAGTGATTAGACTCATTCAGAACGCACTTCTTATTGTGAGATATGTCATTTAGAATATCAAATATACTTAGCTTATCATCACTCATCACTTAAACTCCGAAGTCAATCCGAGTTCTATCAGACAAGCCATAAGATTTATTTCATTATCTGCAACTATAGTATTCATATACTTAGCGATAATCAAAATAGCATTGGGTATTGATGCTGGCTTCAAATTTGGCTTGAGATTGTCATATAGCTTTCTGTAAATAGTAGATGGATCATTATCTAAATTTTCAACCACCCACTCTCGCACATCTTGAAACTTCTTATCTTTTAATGCTCGATACAGTTTAGTTATGTTTACATCTCCAGCAAAAGATAATATGCCTTCATCAATTTTTCCATACTGCTGACTAAATGATTGAAGCTCATTCAATAATCGTCTAAAGTCTGGAAAATACTTTACGACTATTGAAGCTAGTGCCTTTCCATCATACTCTACGTTCTCGGCTTGTAAGATTGAAACAACTCTCTTATAACACTGTGCAATAAGTTCTTGCTTTTCATCTTTTGATATTCTGAATTCTTTTACCGAACACCTAGATTGCAAAGGCTCAATTATTTTGTTTTTGTAATTGCAAGTAAGAATAAAAGAACAATTCGCTGAGAATTCTTCCATAACTCCACGAAGTGCTGGCTGAAAACTTTGAGGATTAAGATAATCTGCCTCATCTAGTATTATCACCTTTCTCTTTCCGTTGAAAGACAATCCAGATGCAAACTGCTTAACTGTAGTTCTGAGAGTATCAATATTTCTATCATCAGAAGCATTGATTATGATGTTATAGTAATCCAACTCCTCGCATATAGCTTTAGCAATAGTAGTCTTTCCAATTCCTGCTGTTCCGCATAACAACATATGAGGAAGTTTTCCAGTCTTGACTATGCCAGAGAAAGTATCTTTTAATTTCTTGGGAAGAATACATTCATCAACTTTGTGTGGACGATACTTTTCCATCCATACGATGTGCTTTCTATTTTCACTTATGCTCATTATAATTTTCACCCATTTTCATTAAACATTTTTACTATACTTTGACACAAAAATGGAATTAGGTCAAAGTATAGTAAAGTTACTGTTTGTTAGCAGAGTCTAGTTCTGCTATTGCAGTATTGGTTAAAGAAATTATGCGTGAAATATCATCTTCAGAAAGTTCTCTATTAAGAGATTTTCCTATGGCGGAAAATATAATGGACTTAGACAACAAGTATATGTTGTATTTTACCATATGGCCTAGAAGAAAATATGGGTCTTCTGCCAATTCTTTTTTACCTTTATTTAAAAAGGGAACCTTAGAGATTATCTTCTTTATCATTCTGCTCACTCTCCATCATTTCAACAAATTTCTTCCACTGAGATAATCTGCTATTAAGTTTAACTTTTCTGTTATTAGTCATAGCAGTTTCCAACTGAGACTCAATAACCAAAATTGCTTTTTTTGCATATCCCAAAGGATTCTTTAGAAGCTCAATGCTTGAATTACCGCTTCTCATATCTATGCCTCCATTACAATCCAGTATTGTACACCAGTAGTTTTTCCAGTAAAATGTGCTACTGTGGGAGAAAGAGAAATATCATAAGAATCGGAAATGATTTTTAGATTTTCAAAAAGCATGTTTACTGTCTGCTCATATTCTCCAGATGATGTGCTAGTAAGATTTAATGTATACTTATTTTGTGTTGAGCGTGATGATAAATCTCGCACAACAACTTTTACACTATCTTGACTTCCAACAAAACTTATATGGGTCAGTGACAAAAGAGAAGCATTTAGTCTAATTGACTTTAACTCACTTTCAGACAAAGTAAACTTCTGAATGATGCTCTCTTCAGTAAATATTGTTGGGATCTTTTTTCTCGTTGGCATAGCATCTTGAACATTAGTTGGATCAGAATAAAAATAATCTAGAGTTGATTTAGAATGTTCAGTAGAAAATACAACTCTATCATCCTCAAGAGATAAATCCGAATCAGACTGGGCTGAGTTTACGCCAAGAAATTCACTGAGATTATAAATTGCAAAGTCTCTAGTGAATGGCTGTTCAAGTTCCGCATCAGCAACTATTCTAAGCTGTGGGTCAACTGTAACAAGTGAAGAATTTGCTCGAATGTAAATTGAATTGTTTATTTCAGAAAAGTTTTTCAAGATTTTTAATGCGCTATCCGTTAGTTTCATTATATATTCTCCGCGATAAAAAAATGCGTGAACAGACCGCAAGATCTGTCCACGCTTCAGGACACTACTATTTACTTAGAGAACCAATAGCCATCATTCAATAGAGTGTTAGGAGTCTTCTCAACACTAAGCCTGTATCCAGTTACAGTCTTTCCACGATTAACTCCGCCTTTAGCAGTAAAGCGGTTAGTGTAGATAGCAAATCCAAACTCTCGCAACTCAGCAACACGAGCCGAAAGATTCTTAACACCGTAGCGAGATTGCGCTTCAGTAATTGTTAGGTTCTTTCCGTTAGAAAGTCTGCGAATTAGCTTTTGGTTTTGAGTCATCTTAGTCATAGTTTTTCACCTTTTATTATATAAAAAGATACACATTAAAGTTTATACTTAAAATGTATCATATCAAAATTATGTTGTCAACAATATATCAAATTATTTTTGAAAAATATTAACAACACTTAAACAACATCTGGAACTACAGAACTCTGTTCAGTTTCAGAAATTGAATTCTCATCACTAGCAGTCTTATATTGGTCTATAGCATCATAGAACTCAATAAAAGAAGATTTAGTGTAATCATCGAATCTAGCTATACACATTTGAATAGCTTGACTTCTAACATTATACAGAGAAACTTTATATTCAGAATCACTCTGAGTATCTACTTTCTCTGGATGTCCTAGAATTGCATACGCATTAGAAATATGAACTAATCGCCTGGTGCTTATTAGATCATTTATTCCTCCACTATCATAAGTTTTTCTAGTACCATTTGCCCAAGCCACCAGCTTGAAAATAAAGTCATCAATATATTCATCTTTCATATCATTAGATGAAAATATTGATTTTAATATCTTAGTTTCTACGGCTTCACTGGGATACTCTTGTTCAAAAGTAGCACAAAATCTCTCAAGAAATGCCTCATTAAGAATGTTAGTTCCAATAAACTTTCCACTCTCGGATCCCTGACCTTTAGTATTAGCCGTAGCTACTATTGTGAATCCATCTTTAGGCTTTACAAACTGATTTATTTTCTTGAGAAGAATTCCTTTACCCTCTAGCACTGGCTGTAAACATAGTAGCTTATTACTTCCTAGATCAACTTCATCTAAAAGAAGAACTCCACCACTTTTCATAGCTCTAACTACTGGACCGTCAAACCATTTAGTAGTTCCATTGACTAGTCTAAATCCACCAAGAAGATCGTCCTCATCAGTCTCAATAGTTATGTTTACCCTGTACAAATCTCGTTTACTTTTAGCACAAGCCTGTTCTATCGAAAAAGTTTTGCCATTACCAGATAGACCAGTGACAAATATTGGATAAAACTTTTTAGACTTTATTATACTATGTAGTAGTGAGAAGTGTCCATGAGATACAAATCCAGAATCAACATCAGGAACCATAGATGTCTGCTCTGTGGTATGAGAAAAATTCTGTAGTGCAATTTTATCATCAGCAAAATTGTCTTTTTCCGTAGGCAAAGATACTTCTGATACTTCTGATACTTCTGATACTTCTGATACTTCTGAAGTATTAGAGTCTT